GTTTTAGTTTGCTAGGGATACAGATAACACCTGATGAGATTGAGTATGTAACAGTCAAAGGTATGCTGAAGTTCAATGAGATATTTGAGTGGGCTGCTATGATAGTAGAGTTTTATGTCGGTACACAAGCTGCAAAGAGGACGTAGATAATTAACCTATGTTATGTAGTCAAGAAGCAGTCAAGAAACAAATGCTTTAGTAGATAGGGTTACAGAGGTTTCAATGTTAAGTAATAAAAACAAGGAAGTTAAGTAATGAATAATTCTGAAAGACAAAAGTGTGAAGTATGGACTCGTGTTATGGGCTACCACAGACCCGTAAGTAGCTTTAACATTGGCAAGAAGGCTGAACACGCTGAGAGAGTATTCTTTAGGGAGACTACCAAGAATGATAAACAAGATTAGTAAATGTATTATCGTATTTGCAGTAGGTATAACCCTATCTTTAGCGGCTATGTCGTTCTTTAATCAAATAATGTCAATGCCTCAACAGGCTATGACAATGGGTTCTATGATGGTTATAGGTGCTGAAAAGCCCTGTGACTGTAGATGCCCGAAACCTAATTAATAACCAAGGAGAATAATATGTTGAGATACAACTTCCCACAGAAAGAAGCAAAGAAAGAAGTAAAGAAGGTAGTTAAAAAGAAAGCACCTGCTACTAAAAAGTCATCTAAGTAGTTGATTTAACTAGAATAATTGTATTATAATGTCACTAACTGTTGCCTCCCGAGATAACACAGTGACTTTAATTACGGAGACACTATGGCTACTTTCAGAACACTAATCAATGAAGTCTTAATCAGATTGCGTGAAGACACTATCGATACAGATTGGTCTGGTGCTATTAATGATTCAGCAACTTTAACAGATTATCAAAAGGTTATTGGCGCTTTAGTCAATGACACTAAGAAGAATGTAGAAAGCTATCACGATTGGCTTGTGCTACGTGAGACTACAGATATTACTACAGTATCAGGTACTAAGAACTACAGCTTATCTTCTGGTCAAGAGATTAAGATTATTGATTCAATTAATCAGGTGACTGGTATTCCTATGGTTCAGGTTACTAGACAGTACATGAACTCAATAAAATACCCTTCAGACCCTACTGGTGACCCTCTATACTACGCATTCAACGGTGCTGATTCGTCTAACAATTTAAAGATTGACTTATCTCCTGTACCTATCTCTGCTCAAACTATATCCTTTGATATGGTTAAGCATCAAGATACAATGACTCTAGCGGCTACGGTTATTAAAGTACCTGAGCAAGCTGTTATTCTAGGTGCTTGGATGAGAGCTGTAGCAGAACGCGGTGAAGATGGTGGTACTCAAACAAGTATTATTGCTAAGGAATATGGTGAGGCTTTAAACCAAGCTATCATTAAAGATTCTGGCAATGTTCAATACGAAACGGACTTCTTCGTACAGTAATGGCTGCTCCTATTCAACCACTCGTTCTTGACTCTATTGGAATATATGGGTTAAACAAGCAGTCTTCACCTTCCAGCTTAGAGCCACAATGGCTAACTGAAGCTGACAATGTTATGTTAGATGATAAAGGTAACGTAACAACAAGAAAAGGTATCAGACAGATAACTGACTTGATTGGAGCATCGTCTTCTAACAGCTATATTGTTAAATCATTAGGTGAATTTAGAAACTCTACAGGTAGTTCTACTATCTTTGCTGGTTCTAATGATAAGATTTACAAGATGAACACATCTAATACACCTTATACGCTTGATGCTCAGACATTCACAGGTACTCCTCAGACATTAACTGATGGTAATTGGGAGTTCTGTAACTTCAATGATAAGTTCTATGGTGTTCAGTCTAGTCATACACCTATCTACTATGATGGCACTAACTGGATGGACTTAGCAGATGCCTCTGGCTTCTCTGCTCCTTCTGGTGTTACTACCTTTGACCCAACCTCGTGTCTAGGTGGCTTTGGTAGACTATGGGTCGGTGGTGTAGCTGAAGCTAATGATGTAGTTTATTACTCTGATACTTTGATTGGTCATAAGTTCCAAACTGGTGCGGCTGGTTATGTAGACATGAAGACTGTATGGGCTGGAGACCAGGTTACTGCTTTAGCTAGCTTTATGGGTAAGCTTGTTATCTTTGGTAAACGTAACATTGCTGTATACAATAGCCCAGATGACCCTTCTGCTTCTACCTTTGAATTAGATGAGGTTATTAGAGGTGTAGGCTGTGTAGCTAGAGACTCTGTACAAGCCCTAGGTGACGATATTATCTTCTTATCTAACTCAGGTGTACGCTCACTACAAAGAACGATGGTTAAGGATAAGATGCCTTTAACTGACTTATCTCTAAACATTAAAGATGAGATAACTATTCATATTGTTAATGCTGATATGGACAAGGTTAAGGCTGAATACTGCCTATGTGGTGGTTATTACTTACTCTCATTCCCTGATAGGAATATCTCTTATGTATTTGACTTTAAAGGTCAGGCAGGTAATGCTCCAAGAATAACAACTTGGACATTTGAATCTAAGAAAACACCCAAGTCTTTGTTATCAACAACTGATGGCATTATGTATATTGGTTTAGGTGCTGAAACTTATGAAGGTAGAGTAGCTGACTATGATGAGTATTATGATGTAGAGAAGACAGATGTTACTGCTACCTATGCTAATCAAACAGTATGTGAAGCTGCTGATAATACATGGGAGTCTGCAAACTCTAAATGTTGGAGTGATACAAACAATACATATCAATCAGGCTTTAAAACAACCTGGTTAGACTTTGGTAATCCTAGCTCTGCTAAGATTCTAAAGAGAATGATACTAACTATTACAGGTGGCTTTGGTATGACTGCTACTCTTAATTGGTATAGAGACTACAGTAATATAGCTGACTCTGCTACTTTTGATTTAAGCAGTGGCGCTACAGTCGCTAGATGGGGTACATCTACAGCTATATGGGGTGTCTCAAGGTTTTCAGCTTCTGAGCAACCTAAAGAATATAAACTATCGTTATCTAAGTCTGCTAAAGTATTAAGACTTGGAATGACAGGTACAGTAAATGGATTTAAACCTGCCTTACAAAACATGATTGTATGGGCTAAACAAGGGAAGATAAGATAATGTCAAGCTATAACTTACAAGTAGGATGGTCGGGTAAAGATGCTTCAGCAGGTATTATTACTGGTGATGATTTCAATACAGAATTTACAGCTGTTCAGACAGCAGTCAACTCTAAAGCAGATACTAATGGTAATGCCTCTGAGGTGTTTCAAACGTCTCAGGTTGATTTAGGAACTTGGACAGTAACAGAAACAAGCGGTGTCTTGTACTTTGCTGTATCAGGTGTTAATAAAATGAAGTTAGATACCTCTGGCAATCTAGGTGTTGTTGGTAGCGTAACTGCCTACGACACTCTATAAGATTATGAGATATCTACCTTGGGAAGGTCTAGACGCTGAATCGCAAGCTACCTATGGCAGCAGAGACGCATGGCAAAAAGCTATGAATAAAATGGAGCAAGAGTGGCTTAACCCCTCTGGCAACTCTAGAGGTAATCCTAAGATAGCTAGTACACAAGGTATGCCTAACCTAGGATATGCCTCTAGTCAACTAGCTGGTATATCTCCTGCTGGATTAGAGAAACAGAACCTTGATTATGCTATGTCTCAACTGGGAATGATGTCTGGTGGATATAATACTGGCAGTTACAGCCCTTATGTTCCAACTGATGCTAGTGCTGATGATTATATTGATTCATCTATTTCAGGTGATATGAATATTGGAACTCCTTCTAGCTTTGACCCTTCTTCTGATTCTTCTTCTGATTCTGGTAGCTTTTACAATCCTGACTTTGGCAGTGACTTTAGTAATGCTTTAAGCGGTAATCAAGATTTAGGAAGTATGGGTTACTTTCAAAAAACACCTGGTTTATTTGATTTTGGTGACAGGAAGTTATTTAATGATGGTAAAGGATTACAGACTCCTAGTTGGACTGGAGAAGCTTTAAAAGCAGCAGGTCTATCAGGTTACGATACTACAGGTATTAGACAAGGTTTAAGCCTAGCTAACCTAACGCCTAACTCAGCCTTTGATATTGCTGCTTCTTATACTGGCAATCCTTATCTCGGTATGTTGAATGATGACTTCTCGCAAAGAGGGTTAGTAAACAAAGGACTTAACTTTGCAGGTGTACCTTACTCAGGCTCTATTATGGGCGCTATTGATTATTCTCAAGGTAAAAACAACTGGGGTGCTTTAGGACAAACTGTAGGTGCTATTGCTGGTGCAACTCCTGTTGGAATGCTAGGAAGCTACTTACTTGGTAATTACCTAGGTGATGAATACGGCAGTAAGTGGAATGAAAATCTAACTGGTCCAGCTAGAGACTTTGCTGATACTCATGGCTTAGAGCCTGGTACAGATGATTTTGACCAAGCTATCGATCTGTTTGTTCATACAATGAATGACCCTAAAGCTACACAAGAACAGAAAGACTTAGTAAACTTCTACATGGAAGATTATAAGAATCAAAAGTTTGACCCTGAATGGTTTGGTGATAAGGTAATGCCAAGCAACTGGATGGAAGGTGAATATGTAGATGAAGAGTGGAGTCCTGAAAGAAGCATTGAGATTGATAAAAAGATACGATTAGCAAGAGAATCTGGCAAGTCTGTAAGTAGTGATGATGTATCTGATGAAGAGCTTCATAATTACAACCAAGATAGAATGGACAGAATGGATAATCCTGGTAATAGCGGACCAGTTGGTAGAACTGGTGGTACTGACTTCTCACCTAATAGGTGGGATAGTTATAAACCTACTGCTCCTACTACACCTACTCCTGTCCAAGCGCCTACACCTGCCCCTACTCCTGTCCAAGCGCCTGCGCCTGATACAAGTGGAAGTGATGATGGTGGATGGGGTGATACAGATACTTCTGAAGGAACTACAGCTGGTGATTATCAAGAAGCTGGATTCTCTCAAGAAGATATGGACTTTGCTGAGAGTTTTGATGAACCTTCTGATTCAGGTGGTGATTCAGGTGGTGATTCTGGAGGCGGATGTTTCGTAACTACAGCTACTCTACAAGAGGTTGATACTAAAGATGATGGTAAAGAGCTAACTACCTTCCGTGATTTCAGAGATAATTACTTATCTAAGAAGTCATATGGTGGTGCTTTAGTTAGAGATTATTATGCAACTGCTCCAACTATTGTTAATGAGATTAATAATAGACCTAATCATAAGAGTTTATATCAAAGTATTTGGAATGAACACTTAAGACCTATCAATCGTTTGATTGAGAAAGGTGAAGAAGCAGAAGCTACAAGTAAATATATGTTAATGATGGAAGAGCTTAAAGAGAAGTTCTTACCAAACAAAGGAGAAAGATAATGGCTTATTGGTGGGAATCTGATGATGAGGGCGACTTCGGTGGGTACGACTCTCAAGATGAATATGATTATTACGAAACTGACA